GCGCAGAGCTTCCGGTAGAAGCCGGTCATCTTCTCGGTCGGTCCCTTCCGGCGGGTCGTGAGAGCCGGCTCGACGATCGAGGCCCCCTCGAAGGCGTCGAGGAGCGCTTCGGTGTTCTCCCGGTCCCGTTGTACCGCTCCCATCCGTTCGGCGGCTTGTGCGGCCTTCTGGGCGGGTCTCACGGCGCGTTCGCCGAGTTGGGCGGGTTGGCGCGCGTGGATCTCGTCGGCGGTCGCGATTCCTTCGTCGATTCCGAATCCGAGGTAGCCGAGGGCGCGTCCGAGCGCCGAGGTGTAGCCGGTCATCAGCTCCGAGTGCTTCAGAGGGTGCCGGTCGGGCCGGATCGGCTCGAGGACGGAGCCGTTCGTCGGCTGGTGCTCGGGCGTCGGGTAGACGCTCACGGAGCACCAGAGGTACGTCGTGCCGGCGATCTCTTGGACGAGGTACGGGTGCTCGAGGACACGGAGGTCGGGGTAGCGTTCGAGGGCGGCCTTCAGGCGCTGGTTGACGGTGACGTAGCCGGCGGGGATCCCGCTCATGAGATCACCCGCATGTAGGCCTCGGAGCTCACGGCGCCGCCGTCGGTGAGATGTACGCCGGCGGAGGCCATCGCGTCGAGGAGATCTCCGGACTCGATCTCGAGGAAGAGTTGGGTCTTCAGGATCTCGGTCAGTTGATAGGCGAGCGCGATCTGAACCTGGACGCCGTAGAACCGTGAGAACCGGATCTGGTCCGTGAGTGTCGCGCCTGAGTCGAACTGCTCCTGAGTGCTCATCGGTTCTGTCCCTTCGCGTAGAAGTTGAGGATCCGGCCGAGGGTCTCGTCGAGTGCGGCGTCCTTGCTCCAGGCGTTCGGTTCGTCGAGCTCGTCCGCGGCGATCTTCTGATCGTGCGCCGGATCGGCGAGGAACTCTTCGAGGGCGTCGAGGAGCTTCAGGAAGAAGCGCTCGTAGGGGTCGGGGCTTGTCATTGTGTGTTCCTTCCTTGACTGGTTGGGATGGTTAGGTGAGACTGGCAGATTCTCCTCGCGTCCGGCCACCGCTTACAGGTGCCGCACGTCTCGGAGATCTCCCAGGCGTCGACGAGACGGATCCCGCCGAATATCAGGGCCTGAGTGCCCCTCATATGGCCGGCCCAGAGCTCGAGGTGCGGCCGGGCGTAGTCGACGTCCTTCTCGTAGATTCTCGGGCCGGCGTCTTCGCGGAGGACGTGGCGGATCTCGTAGCGGTCGCCGACGTCGGGGAGGCGTCGGTATTGCTTGGAGCGGTCGAGGGCGCCGCCGTGGCCGTGCCAGTAGACGCCGAGGTGCTTCGCGACGGCGAGCTCGAGGAGCGCGGCGTTCACGTTCGCGACATCGACGGGAACCATGTCCTCGGCGCGGATCGAGTTCGTCCAGGCTTCGGCGTAGTCCTGGCGGTGGCCGAAGGAGCCGTAGCGTTCGGCGCGTTCGAGGCCGATCGTGCGGGCCCGTTCGTACTCGTACGGTTCGAGCTGGACGATCAACACGACCAGTTGCCGCTCATGTACCAGGGCTCGCACCAGTTCCAGCCGTAGCTCTCGGCCTGCTCGGCGATGATCCGGCCGGCGAGGAGGTTCGTCGCGGGGTCGAGGAGGTGGTCCCAGTCGATCCCGAGCTCGTCGAGGTGGTCGCGGTGGATCTGGTTGATCTGGAGGAGGCCGCGGTCGATCGGCCGGCCTGAGGTGGCGGTCCGGTCTCGGTTCTCACATCGGGACTCGGACCAGATGATCCGGTCGAGAAGCGGCCAGCGGTCGCGGGGCCAGCCGGCGAACTCGGCGAACGGTTCGAGGCCGGGACAGTTCACGAAGACGGTCGGGAGTGTGGCCGGTGGCGCGGGTTCGCGGCGTTCGTCGGCCCAGATGACGCTCCCGGTGATCTGAACGCTACGGACCGGCTCGGGTGTGACGGTCGTCGTCGTGGTGGGGGGTTCGGGGTGCTCGTAGACGGCTGGGGGGAGATCCCAGGTCGTCCGTTCGAGGTGGTCTCGAATCGGGTCAGGGGAGACCGACGCGATGACGACGGTCCCGGTGATTAGGGCCAGTATTCGGAGCATGTTCTCCTCCTATGGGTCGGGGCGCCCCTTGTGGGACAACCGTACCCTACACGGCCGGTGTCGCGGTGTGTGTGATTATCGCATGAGGGCGGCCCAGGTGGCCGGGCCGACGATCCCGTCGACCGTGAGTCCTTCGCGTTCTTGGAAGGCTCGGACGGCGGCGTCGGTGCGGGCGCCGAAGATCCCGTCGATCGGTCCGACGTCGAGGCCGGCGTTCAAGAGCTCGCCCTGGATCAGCTTCACGCGGGCGGTCGCGCGGGACGCGCGGCGGGTCGGGGTGCCGGGGTACGGCTGGGGGCCGGCGGCCGGTTCAGGGAGCGCGGCCCCCTTCGGGATCGTCGCGATGACGGCCGCGACCCAGTCCTCCCGGTCGGCGTGCTCGGGGTCGAGCTCGACGTGGATCCAGTCGCCCCAGCCGCCACCGGAGCCCAGCACGCCGGGCCGGTAGGTCTGCCACTTCTCGCGGTCACACTTCCAGCCGCGGCCGGCGTTCCCGTAGCCGTAGTCGATCACGAGCTCGAGGCCGGACTGGTCGGCGGTAGCGATCAGCCAGTCGAGGATCTCCTCGAGGTAGCCGCGGTCGCATCCGGGACGGTTCCCGCCCATATCACGCCGGGAGAGGTCGGCGGCGCGGCCGGTCGCATGGACGCTCATACCGCGGGACGTCGAGCCGCGCTTCTGACGGATCCCGAACGTCCCGTTATTCCAGAGGCGGCCACCGGTCGAGTATTGGATTGAGCTCACGAAGTGTTCGAGGCCGGCCCTCTTGCCGGCGCCGACGCCTTCGGTCGTCCCGGTGTACGGCCGGCTCACTTGTCAGCCCTCGGGCCGAGGATCGGGGTCACTTCTTCGCCGCGTCGGGCGGCGATGCCGTTCCCGACCGCGTAGCCGGCGATCATGCCGATAAGGCCGGTCCCGGCGGACTCGTCGACCGAGTTCGTCGCGAGAAGGACCGTCACGCAGACGAGAGCGACGAGCGCGATCAGGGCCTTTGAGGGGTTTGCGATGTTCACGGGTTGCTCCTATCGGTCGAGGATGGTCAGGATGAGACCGAGGACGGCGAGGCCGATCGCGAGGCCCATTAGCGAGCTCATGGTTCGGGCGGGTAGGGATGGGCGGCCTTCACGGCCGCTACGGCGTCGAGCCATGCCTGCTCGGTTCCGTCGCCTCTCTGCCACTCAAAGAAGAGCGGGTCAGACTGGGCGGCGTAGGCGGCGCGGCGGGCCGCTTCGACGGCGGCGACCTGGTTCGCGTGCTCCACGGCCGGCCATGCGGCGTCGAGAGTTGCCTTCTTCGGCTTCGGCGTATCTGAGAGCCACGTCAGCCCGTCGTAGGTGTCGCCGTCGAGCGTCCATTCGGCGTCGGGATAGTTAGCGGTGAGTACGGCGGCGTAGTCGGTCATGCTGAGACCTCCATGACAGTTATCGTTGAACTCGATCGCGTTCTATTTGCGACATCGTTGTCGTCGTCCGCTCGGTTCACATATAGCGTCGCCGTTGAGGCGTTGAAGTTGTAAACGTCGATCCCATATGTCAGCGCAGAGGTTGATGACGGCGAGTCAAGATAGACAACTGTGGCTTGGGCGACATCGTTGTCGTTAGTCAGGCGGGCTTGTGTGCCACCCGTAACGCTGGTGCGCGATCCCGCAGTATCGCCCACACCGATAGCGGTCCCGCCTCGTGTAAGGGCGACGATCGTCGCCGCATAGTTTTGGCTGCTTGCCCCGGTGATCGTCGCCAGGACTAACACTTTGTTGCTGGCTGACGCAGGTGTGATCGTTGCGGTCAAGCCGGTAACCGAAGTGGAACCGCCACTTCCGGCTACTGACGCAGAGAAGGTGTCGGTCTTAGTGGTCGACACGACTTGGAGGATCTTCCCCTGAGTCAGTCCAGAGACGGTCGTCTCGACGGCGAGCGCTAGGTCCTCGATATCCTGGGCGCCGTTCGCTACTGGATCGGTGTCGTCCGGATACGGCCAGGAGTAGGTCGGTGTGGTTCCCATTAGACGGTTACCTCTTCTTTGTTCAGATCGGCCCAGGTCTGGCCGGCGTCGACATTCTGCCACGCGATGAGCGGGGAGACGTCGACCCAGCGTTGGGTCGGGCGGGTAAGGGATGATTCCGAGATGGAGAGCTCGACGTCGAGCGTGTTCCGAGTGATCGTGTACGTCGCGCCTTCGACGAAGTAGGACTGGGGTAGGCCGGTGAAGAGTTCCGGGATCCGAAGAAGGAACGCGCCTCGGGTCGAGTCGGCGAGCTGGAAGTCCTGCCAGATCTCCGACGGTGCGAGATCATCCCACGCCGTACCAACCGGGACGTCTTGCCAGGCGGGCGCGACGCCGGGCTGGCGGATCGGTGCGACGACGACAACGTCGTAGTCGGCGGCCGAGAGCGTATGGGCGGGGACAGTCACGCGGTCAAGGTAGAACGCGGGGACCGTTGCGCGGGCGATCTCGAAGTCAGCGTAGGCCTGAGCATCCGCCGACGAGTCGAGGTAGGTCGTGATCTGCTTAGTGAGAATTCCGAAGCCGGCGATCGACGTCGCGTCCTGAGCGGTCTCGGTACCGCTGGAGTAGTCGACGTCGACCCGGTTCACGAGCTGGGAACGTCGGCGGGTCACTTCCCAGTCGATCAGGACCTCGTCGCCCTCGAGCTCGAGGTCCGGGGTGAACGTGCGCCGGTCCTCGGACGTAGTGAAGAACACGGTCGAGCCGGCGTCCTGGTTCAGTAGGCCTTCGATCGCAGATTGGGCGACGGTCTGGAGGACGTCCGAGGCGGTGTATGTACCGGCGGGAACGGTGACGGTTTGGCCGGCGCCGAGCGCGAAGAAGCCGCCCGCGGGTTCGTAGGACGGCGACGATATGAGGCCGTAGAGCGTGTCGAACGCCTGGAGCACGGTCCCGGAGTAGCCGGCGGTCGTGATCTGTTGCCGGGCGAGGTCGACGATCGGGGCGGACACCGCGACGACCTCGAGGGCGTCACGGTTCACGACGAGGTCCGTGATCTGGCCGACGAATAGTGTGTGGGTGCCGGCGGTCGCCTGCTTGTCGACGGTGATCGTGACGGTCTGGCCGATCTCGAAGCCGTTCGGGTCTACCGAGGCGACGTCGCGGTGGACGAGCTGGACGGCGGCGGCGTGCGGTTCGATCAGGCCGTCGACGTTGTCACGGCCGACGCGGATCCGGACGCCGTTCAAGACCGAGCTCGAGTAGTCGGTGCCGGCGATCGTGACAGTAACGCCGGTGTCCATTAGACGGCGGAGGCGAGGCCGAGGCGGGACTGGTCCCGCTGGAGAATCTGGCGGATCTGCTTCGCGGTAGCGACCGGGTCGACGGCGCCGTTCACGGTGACGTTGATCGTCGGGCCGCCGCCGAGCCGTCCGAGACGGTCCAGCGGTATCACGGCTTCGGGGCCGGCTTCGCCGACGAGTCCGAGTGTCGGGCCGGTCACGATTCCGCCGTCGGCGAACGGGGTGATAGCGCCGATGAACTTCCCGGCGGCCGAGACGCCGGGGATCGACTTGAGGGCGTCGCCCACGCGAGACGCGGCGGCCTTGATTCCGTCGACGATCCCGCCGATCATCTTCGCGCCGAGGTCGCGGCCCCAGCCGAGGACGGTCGGGATCGCTTCGTTCACGATCCACCGGCCGAGCGCCTCGAGGAACTTCACGAGCCCTTCTATCGCGTTCGGGGCGAGGTCGATCAGCCAGGAGAGCAGAGCGGCGCCGAGCCGGTAGGCCTGCTCGGCGATCTTCGGGAGCGCGGTCTTCAGAAGCCAGTCGAGGATCGCGACGAGGAACTCGCCGAGCGCCTCGAGGGCCGGAACGATCCGAGGCTTGATCCACTCGACGAGCGCGTCGCCGAGGGCGATCAGCTTGTCGACAAGCATCGGAAGGCCTTCGTCGAGAACCCAGTTCGCAAGCCGGGCGATGAGATCGCCGAGCGCGGCGAGGGCGGGACGGATCCGAGGGCCGATCCAGTCGACGAGCGCCTGGCCGAGTTCTTGGAGCTTGTCGACGAGCCACGGTAAGCCGGTATCGAGAAGGAACCGGCCGAGCTCCTGAAGCCATTCGAGGAGCTGGCGGAGCGCCGGCTCGATCCGGGGGCCGATCCAGTCGACGAGGGCCTGGCCGAGCCGTCCGAGTTGCTCGAGGATGAATGGCAGAGCGGTATCGCGGAGGAAGTCGATCAGCTTCTGGAAGAGGCCGGTAGCGGCTTCGGTGGCGGGGCCGACGTTGTCGAGGAAGAGGTCGCGGACGTACTGGAGGGCTCCGCCGAGGCCGCCTTCGGAGAACGCGGCGGAGAGGCCCTCGATTACGGGGATGACCCGCTCGGCGAAGAAGTTCGCGATCTGGAGGGCGATCGGGAGAAGCTTCGAGCCGATCTCGGTCGTGACGTTCGCGAGTTGGGCGCGGAGGATCCTCTGCTTATTCGCGAGGCCGTCGGAGGTGCGGGCGAAGTCGCCCTGGGCGTCCGCGGTCTGCTTGTAGATGGCCTGCTCGGCGGCGAGGACCTTCTGCTGGGCGGTCAGCGCCCCTTCGCCGTCGTAGATACCGAGCGCG